ACGGGAAGGAGAGGCGCGGGACCGTGTTGAGGTTCGCAGCCGTGAAGTAGACCTTCCGGTACTGAGCAAACCGTATATCATTGAAAGGCAGGAGATGGAAGCGTTTCTCCGGCAGGGAACCAACCTTGAGGCCGCATCCGCACGGTCAGCAGGAAGGGCCATCACCAGACTTGAGAACCAGATGATTCTTCAGGGATGGAAGCCGGACGGAACCAACTACGAGGTAAAGGGTCTGTATCAGGCAGCAGCACAGACTGTAGCCGATTCACTTGATTTCGGAACTTATGGTAATGCAGATAAGGCTGTGAATGCAGCTATCGCAAAACTCGAAAATAACAACGTGGAAGCGTCTGCATACCATCTCATCTGCAACCCGACTCAGATGTCAGAACTCCGTATCTCACGGAACGCCACCAGCGGTGCAAAGGAGATGCCGGAAGTTCTTGAATCCCTGAACAATGGGAAGGAGAACGGACCAGGTTCAATATTCAGAACTGATATTCTGACCGCAGGAACCGCCATGGTCGTTCCATATGACCCGACGATGGAGTATTTCAGACTCCTGAACCCGCTGGAACTGACCACTGAACTCGGACAGGATTCAAAGGCACCAAAGAGTTCTCCCGTATATGGAAACGTGTACGAAGTGCTCTATGTTGATGTCATTGATGAGAATGCAATCTGCAGACTGACCGGAGTATAACCATGAAGGTTGTTATCCAGTTCGGACAGGTGCACCAGGGTGAACAGACCTGGAATAAGGGTGATGTCATGGATGTATCTGAAGACCTTGCGTTTAAGCTGGGTGAACAGGTAAAGCCATTCGTTGAACCCATTCCAGAACCTGTCAAGGAAGCACCGGTTCAGACCTACGGGAAACCGCAGTCTGGAAAGAAACCGGCAGAAAAGGAGGAATAAATAAATGGCGGTCACAGCAGATACGATACGTTTGATATCCCAGGGAGAATACACCATCGGGACTTCTGGAACTATTTCAGAAGCAGACTTTTCCACGTTTTTGCTGTGGGCCACCAGCCAGTTTTCCCTTGATAACCCTGGCAATTCAACCGATGCAATTTCTGATTTGGCGGTTGGTCTGCTTGTCTGTCATTACATTGACCGAACAAAGAACGACCAGCATATCACGTCAGAAGATGCAGGAGATGGAAGCACCAGGTTTGATTCAAGCGGGTCAAACTGGATGAAATCATACCAGGAGATAATCTCATCCCTGAAGGCAAAGGCAGCAGAACTCCGGGCCAATCCGGGTTTAACGGTGAAACAACCATCATCGGGAGTGACCCGCAAAGATGCGGGAAGTTCAGGTATCGGTATGGCACCATCTTCTCTATCTGGTTAAAATCATGGCACGAAGAGCTTCGTTCTGTCATCTCTGTGATATAACGACATCTGGTGGGATTACTGGATACATCAATGGCCGTCCTCAGTACGGGTCCGTGACTGTAACCAATATTCCGTGCCGGTTCTATGCTCTGAAAGGTCCCGTTCAAGACACTGAATCAGGAAATCATATAATATCCCAATTACGTTTGAGGGTTGCCCTGAACACCAGTATTCAGAACGGGAGCACGATTGCCGGGAAATCAGCCGGATATACGAAGAACTATACCGTAGACGGACTTCCTGAAGTTGTTTACGGGAACTCTCATCCGAAATGGATAGAGTGTTCATTGAAGGCGGTGGACGTATGACCGTTCAAGGGTTGGACAGGGTTCTCGCCAAGATTGAACGGCTGAAGAACATCAATCAGGAACTGGTGCCCGTTGTGGATAAATCTCTTACCTATCTCGAAGGATTGTGCAAAGACAACGCATCAGGACCACGACCCAAACATATCGACAAAGTGACCGCAAACCTGGTCGGGGGGATTCAATCAACCGGCGCCAGGTTGGAAGGAGATTCGATAGTCGGTGAAGTGGAATCCGCTGCATTGTATTCTCGTATCCACGAGTATGGAGGAGTGATATCCGCGAAGAATGCTCCAATGCTGAAATGGCAGACACCTGACGGACAATGGCATCAGGCACGATCTGTCACCATTCCGGCTCGCCCGTTCATGGCACCATCTCTGATTGAAGGGAAGGACCCGATTCTGAAGAACATACAGGAATTCGTATCAGAGGTTATCCGATGACAACCGATGTTATCAGACAGATTCTCTTGAATGATTCTGATGTTTTCGCGTCCATCGGATTCACCTATGGAACTCCTGCAACAAAAGAAATCCGGTGTTTCCGGTCAGACTTTCCAAATGGAACCACAATCCCGTGCCTGACCTATCATGATATCGGCGGTGGATATCCTGACCCTGTAGGCCGTTCAATTGCCTTTCAGGTAACAGCCTGGACCCAGGATGAGATATCCTGCAAGACCCTGGCCGATAAGGTGGAAAAAGCCTTAGCAGAGTTTTCAGGAACGGTAAACGGTATCCGAATCGAGGGGATTGACCCGATTTCATTCGTCGATTCATACCGGGAAGCCGCAACAAATCTCTGGTATAGTTATCGAAAATTCAGTATGCTCTATGGAGTAGCGTAAAAATGGCACTTACTCACAACATTCAGCAGGAGTCAGACAGCATCTATTTCGGAAACTGTCTGCTCTTTGCAGGAAAATATACCGGGGCGTCATCGGATTTTTCATCTTCAAATCTGATAAACCTTGGTCTGAAGCGTTCCGTTGAATACGAACCGATTACGGAGACCATTCAGCCGGAATTTGACGATGGTGAGTTTAACGATATCATCGATACGGAACAGGCACGGTTATCGGTTGAACTGACTGAACTGGTTGCAGAGAAACTCGCTCTACTTTCCGGTGGTACTCAGTTTGTCAAATACGTTCTGGGAACCCAGGTTGTTATGAGCACCGCGTATGACCTCATCACGATGTCATCAACTAAACCGGTCAGACTCTCAAACCGCAGTTATTCAACATCTGCACCCGTTCAGGTCACATCTATCACTGTGAAGGAGGATACGGATGATACCCCTGATACCTATGTCGCTGATACTGATTATATCATCTCCGGCCCGGACCTGATGGGATATACCACCATCACCAGGAAGAGCACATCCACCAACATTGTAGAGGGTCAGAAGGTTCGTGTTGCATATACCTATACTCCGGCAAAGATCATTTCTCTCCGGCGTGGTGGTGCAACTGAGATTCAGCCGATTGTGCTTCGTGTGATTCACGTGAAAAGGATTGATTCAAGCAATCTCATTTACGGTCTGAAGCTTGACCTGGTGAAAGCGTATTTCAACAAGATGAGCCGTGTCGCGTTCACGTCCGATAAGGAGAAGAAGCAGTCATGGGGTATTCCGTATGAATTCATCGGGAAACTGGATAATTCCAGAGCTCTTGCAGACGGTCAGGTTGATATGATTGATACCCTTCGCGGGGTTACTTTAACCGACCTGAACATGCAGGGAATGGCAGACCTTGACCTCGCAATTCTGAAGAACGCAGCTGTTACGGTATAATCATGGATGCCGTTGAGAATTATGGTTCTATCCGGGGAAATACCCGGACGTTCCATATTAACGATGAAACTTTTTCAGTGAAGAAAATGCCCGCGAAAATCCAGATGGATTTCCTGGCATGGAGAATTGAAAGTTCCCGTCCGGTTATGCCAAAAGACCCGGCGAAAGTGGATGAAAACATCGAATACCGAACAGACACCAGAAACGAATTTGAATTCATGCTGGATTGCTGTGCTGAAACTCTAAACTCATCCCGCACACAGGATCAGAAAAACCGGTTTGAAGTCACCGTTGAATGGCTTTTGGAAAATGTATCCGCCGATATGCTGGATAAACTCGTCTATGCTGTGATGGACCCTTTTTTAAGCCGCCTCGAAGAAAAACAAGCAGAGGCAAGCCAGAAACTGGTCAAGACACAGAAAACGATACTGGAACCGACGATTCGGCAGATAGTGAAAGAGGAGATGGAGACAATCCTGAAGAAACACTCTCCTACCTCTGCAAAGCAGTCCGCGAATTAGCTCATCTGAATGGCTGGACATTAGAATACTGCCTGGAACTGTCTGTTGACAACCTGATTGAATGCTGGATTGTGGCAACCAGACAGAAACTGAAATATGCTCTGATTCCTCTTGGTATCAATATCGACGAGGAGGAGCAGAAACCGAAGAAGGAACGTGGACCTGAACCGGATAAGACGGCTCTTGCCCGGTATGGGATAGACTACGATTCTATCTAACCTCTTTTTTCGTGAGCAAGCATATGTGAAGTTGTTAAGAAGCCGAGTAATAAGTAGTATATACTTATAGGTATAACTATAGTATGTAACAAGTGAGATGAGAAAGATGTTTGAATGTGAATGCTGCGAAGAACTATACTCGGATGACCGGATGATGAGTTCTGAAAAGAATATCTGTGTATATTGTTGGGAAGTCCTGGAAGATGATGAAAGAACCCTTTATCCAACAATGGAAGATGAAGCTGATATGATTTCTTCTTTTTAACCTCTTATTATTATTATTATTATACTGTACTATATGTACAGTACTGTACATAATATATAGTGCTTATTCAGTATAGAAATATCTCTAGCTTCGTGAGCAAGCATATGTACATATGTATGTACATATCCTTCATTTTTTAATTCACTGGAATTCCAGTTATTATAGATTCATTCTGTAATACAGTGATAAACAGAATTATATATTATCTAATACAAATATGTTATTCAATGGTGGTAAAAGACCCATTAACAACTATTAACGTGAAAACATCCACCAGAGATGCGTTATATCATCTGAAGGGTCCAGCAAAGACATACGACCAAATTATCGTGGAGTTATTAGAGATAGCAGAAAAAAAGGGATTTACAAATGAAACACACTAACCATGATATATCTGAACTGAAACTTGATATAATTAATGCCACTGGAATAAACCCTGGGAAAAAGGTTCTCATTAAAAACGGGGTTCCGCATGTGTATTGGTTGGATTTATACCGGGAACTCGGATTATCCCAACAACATGCAGCGAAACTTATATCAAAACTTACAGAGGCGAAACACTTCATTCACTTGACCCGTTTACAGATTCGGGACATTTTAGATAGTAACAACGAGGGGGCGTTCCCCAAAGTTGTTGCATATTATTTCATTAACCCGGAAGGGTGGAATCGGATAATCACTGAAATTGAAACCGATTCAATGATAAACAGGGATGCCGCAAAATACATTGATGAAGTGAAAGATCAGATGGCTTCTGTATTCACCCGGTATCAAAACGGAGAAGTCATTTCAAAGAGTTCAGATAATGTTCCACGGTTGCCACCTCTATCTGATGCATTAAAAGAAGAGATGGCCCGTGCTGATGCAATGACTATTATCGGGGTTGATAGGTGTATGGCTGCATCTGTCTGTATGTCAAAGCTAGAGGACCAGTATAATGAGGATCTATCTTATCTCAGGAACCTGGTGCCAAGGCAGTTATCAGAAGACATTCCACATCTCACGGCAACCCAGATAGGGAAGGAGTTTTCTTTATCTCCACAATCAGTAAATAAAATCCTTGAAAGGGGGGGATATCAATTCCACACAGTCCGAATGAAAAAGACCGGCAAGCGGGAAATCGTATGGAACCTTGAAGATAAGGGGAAACCATTCGGGGAAATTCACATTGAACGACACGGGGGAAAGGAAATATACACTATTCTTTGGAGGCGTTCGATATTGGAAGAAATGAAACGAATGCTCTTTCATGGAGGTCAGAATACTCTGGAAGGGGTTCTGGCATAAATCAAAACATTTTTCGACAAACAAAAACAAAGGTGAAAACAATGGTTAAACTATTCACAGCATTAATGGTGGCATTACTCGTTCTGACAATGCCTGTATCTGTATTAGCAGCAGATAACCCAACGCTCGGAGAAGAGAATGCAGTAAAGAAAGCAAACCAATACCTGAAGTATTCAGCATTTTCAAAAACCGGTCTGGTTAAGCAGTTGGAATATGAAGGGTTTTCAAACAGCGAATCCAATTACGCGGTGAATCATATCCAGGTGGATTGGGATGAACAGGCCGTAAAGAAGGCAAAGCAGTATCTGAAGTATTCAGCATTCTCAAGAACCAGACTCATCGACCAGTTGGAATATGAAGGGTTCACTCATGACCAGGCTGTGTATGCAGTTGGTCAGGTTGGATACTAATCTTTTTTTTTCTCAAAAATAAGAACGATTTGTTGAACCTAACAAATCAATACCCATGCACAAACTTATAGAACCCGATAATCATGGACGGGTTAATCACACAACAATACACAACAGAGACAGAACCGCAATACACGTAATTCCGATACCATACATCTGTTTTGTCGTTAATTCCATACTATATCTTTTCAGTCAAACGATATAAAAGAATGGATAAAGAATAAAATACGATAAAATACCAAAACAAATCCCATTCTGACATAAGACACTAATATTGTTAAACGCCATATAACACTTCCATGAGTGAAGATAGGCTCAAGATTCTTCTTGAAGTCGGACTTGGGAATGCAATTACCGACTTACAGAAAATCGAAACTTCACTCAAGAACCTGGACCAGTATTCAACCGGAGCACAAACCGGACTGAAGAAGATATCTGATGTGGACTTCTCCCGGTTATCTGGTCAGATAGACGCGATATCCGGTAAACTCACTACCCTTGGCGGGTCTCTTACTCTTGCAGCCGCACCGTTTGAAGCCTATGGGGCTATAGCAGTCAAAGCGTTTTCAGACTTTGAATCAGGTATAGCAAAGATAGGAACCCTTCTCCCTGATGCAACACAGTCCGAGATGGATGCAATCGGGGAACAGTTGAAAGGGTTCTCCACCGAATTCGGGTCTGATATATCATCAGCAATCCAGGCATATTACGACGCTCTGTCTGCCGGTGTTTCTCAAAGCGATGTCCTTCCATTCATTGAAACTGCACAGAAAGCGGGTGCAGCCGGAATGTCTGACGTTTCCGTTGCCGTTGATGCATTAACCTCTGTTATCAATGCATATCAGAAAGACGTTTCAGAAGCATCAAATGTCTCTGATATCATGTTTAAAACCGTCGAACTCGGTAAAATA